ACTTATCATAGACACTACTGATGGTAGCAGATTTAACATTAGGATTATTAAATGCGTCAGCTGATACTTTGATAGCGTTGATATAGTTTTGAGTAGATGTATTAGAACGTAAAGTGTTTACTGCATTATTTTCTACATCATATGACTGACCAGCCCAGTTCTTTGATGTGGAATCAAAGCTAGGCATAAAGTTTGTGATAACTTGATGCTCAGTCATTCGAGGATTAGCCTTAGCAAACATAGCTACAAAGTTAGCCCCTGCAACTTTCATCCACTCTTGCTTTTCTGAGAATGTTAAGTCTTCATATAACTTGTTATTATATAATAAACTACCTTTAGCTATCTCTAAGTACTTTGGCCAGTAAGTTGACATACTTTTTGCTGCGTGTCTACCGTTTAAAAACTCGTTAGATGTTATAGATTTTTTAAAATCAAGCAGTTGATTGCCTGATACAACTTGACCAGTTGTGTCTGTACCAGTCTGCTCGATGGTTGCTATCTCTACATCTTCATCATTTCTAAGATCACCTTCTACTTCTTGAAGATTCTTTTCAACAGTAGCATACTGCTCACGCTTTGTAGGATCATTGTATATAGCTATAAGTTCTTCAAAAGCTTTTCTATCTTCTCTAAACTCTTGACGGTCATCTAAAAATTGCTTACCAGTAACAGTAAGATTATAAAGATTATTGAGATTTTTAGCAGTTTTACCAGCTACTGTTTTATTGTAGCGTTCAATATTGTCTTGGAAAAACTGTGCTCTATCTTTAATGTTTTTGTCAATCTGTTCATTGACTGCTTTAGTTAGATCAGGTTCTGTTTGTTCGTAATCTAACTTCTCGTTAGTAAAGGGAGCAGCTTCCTGTCTCCCTAGATATTCAAAATAAGATTGTGTCATTAGCCTATACCTGCGAATGGGTCAATATAACCACCGGGAAATACTGGTGCAGTTAAAAGAGGACTTGAACCTAATCCACCAGCAACGGATGATGCTGAAGATGTTAACCCAGCACCAGCACTGGCAGATCCTAAGTCTAAACCTTGGATTCCACTAACAATACCTATAACAGAACGTGCAATACTTAACGCACCACTGAGTCTATCAGATGGAGGCATCAATACTGGAGCACCATACTCTGGTCGTATACCAAGTGATTGTCTTGTTTGTGCTTGAACGCTTTGCATCTTCAACAGTCTTGCTCTGTAGCGTCTCTGCATCTGTACTCCAAACTCTTTTTGTACAGCATTATCTAGCTGTCCTCTTGCTCTTGTTAAAGCAACTAATCCTTTCCTTTTAGCTCGTCTATCTCGACCACCTTCATCGACTGAGCCTTTTGTTTGTTGATATTTTATAAAGCCTGCTTGGTAAGCTTTCCTCGCTTGACCCTGTACATACAAGGCTCGCTGGTAGTCATTACTGATAGCTCGACTATAACCTGTGGCAGCACGTTGCATACCACGAACAGCGGATGTTTCTCTGTTCCAAAATTTTAAGGATTCAGAACGATACTTAGCATCCTTCTCCATCCATCTTTGTCTGGCAGCATTTCTAGCTGCCGCATTAGCATCTACGCACACGGCAAAATTCTATAAAATCTAATTGATATGGTCCATTCTTGACTTTACGTAAGAACTTAAAACCTAAAAACTTTAACAGTTTTAAATGTACTGTATTTCTACAGTCTACTATGTTCCACAAGAGCGGCTCTTCACGGCTATCGACATACCGTTTGGCTTCTCTCGCAAATGTGATTGGATAACGATGAATCTCTGGAGTACATAACATCCAGATAGCTCCACCGTCTCCTACTCCGGCTAGTCCGGCAGTCTTGCCGTCAGGGACTGTGAAATACACAGCAGAGCCTTCTTTAGCGACCATAGGTAGAAACACCCTCGGATCAAGTCCGTGGCCTTCTGTGACCTCTCTGTAGTCTTCTAAGCGTAGGTTGGAGGCTACCTCTGTGGCAGCCTCGATTGTTATTGGGTGTATGTAATTAGGCACGTTTGTAAAATAATGGTGAATAGTCTCCCTCCCATGCCATTGCTCTTAGGGTAGCTGGAGCTGGGTGACTTGATTTAAGTGTAATATCTACGTTTTTATTCTTTTCGTAAACAGGTATAGTTTTAATATACTCTTCTAAATAAGGTACTCTTGATGCAGCATATGAATCCATAGTTGTTGATTCGTATACTTCTGTGTAATCATCTTTTCCTACACGTTCAAGTGTTGTTTCGTATAGACCTATTTTACCAAAGTGTAATTTAATTCTATGTAAAATAAGTGAAGAATTAACATCAGCAAAAGATCTCTCCCCTGAGATTTTTTTGGGGTAAATTGTAGGAAACTTTATTAGGTACTCATATAAATAACCTATTCTAACTGTTGTATTAGACCAGTCACCGGGAACAGTAAAGGTGTTAGAAGATGGATCTTTTGTAGCTTTAGCATATCTACCTTGCCCATCAGTGGGAGCTGGTGTACCGCCTTCATCAATGACTACGAGCTGATAGTTAGGTGTAGTCACATTAGAAAGCCAACTGACATTACTAAATGTAGTTAAATTTGTAGAGTTATTGTAGCTACCACCACTAACTGTAGTATGATTATCTAAATGTATTTGAAAGTTTAAATCATCCGCCCTGATAATAGTAGGATCATCGTCTGATTGTACAAGTTTTATACTTTGTAAAAAGTTATCTGTATCTACAAAGAAGTATTCGTCATTTATAATAAAATGATACAACAATGGATTGTTTAGTTTCCATTTAAACCATGCTTGCTGCTGTCTTTTATCACCTATAGCCAGATATTTATAACCAAATACTGTATCAGAGTCAGTTTTACCTATCAATATAAGAGAGTTTTCTCGTGAATTAGTAAGTAAATCCAGTTGTTTAGGTAGTAATGTAGGTACTAGCTTGCTAATTTCTACAACATCTGGCTCTCCTTCTCTTGATGTGTTAGCCATTTCATTTAATCGACTAAATTTACCAGAGTTATCAAGGTAAGATATAGTAGTACCTAGTGATATAGGAGGTATATCTTTATTATAGTTAAATGTAGACACGCTACGCAGCTTGGCTGTATCTGGATTTAGTACAGTATCATCTGTAGATAGTAAAAACTGTTGGTTTGTACTAAATACTAACAGTCCGGCATTGATTTCTATACCATCAAATATATCAGATGGAAACATAGATGCAGCAGATATGTCAATAGGATCGCTAGCAGACACAGTAAGAGCTGATTCTATAAAGAAATCAGGTGTACCTAGTGTACCGGGGCGAGATAATATCACGTTTTCCCCTGATAATAATGCTAATCTGTTACGGAAAAACAGTACTTTATTTATTCTACCTATAAAATTATTATTGCTATCTTTTTTGACAAAGGTAGGCATAGGGTTAGTATTATCATCACCCACTCGTCTATCTTGGTATGTAAACTGTTTGACAGTAAATGTAGTTGTAGCTGTACGTTGTATAACCAACGGCATATTAGTTAAGGTTTTAGCTATACCCGGTTCTGCACATTCAGACCATGCACCGGCACCATCTAGCTGATTTTCTCCGTCAAATCGTAGATAGTAGTCATCTTCGTCAGACATTCTAGCATTTTGTACCTTTACTATATACCCATGTCTGCATTGATTAGGTAGTAATGTAACATCATTAACTGATTTCTGAAAGACTCTCATGAGATCTTCTTCAGCTATTTCTACGTTAAATGGGTTAGCACTGGATAGATAGATACCCGGTCCAATAACTTTAGCACTTATACCAGCCGGTAAATCATCAACAATACCAGCTAATATAGTATCAGCTGTAACGGCTGTATCAGCATCAAATGGTGTAGGAGCTGGACGTATGAGACCATCGCCTGCACTAGATAGTGTAGCTTTAACCTGTGTAGTTTCTATCTCTGTTACCTCTACATTTACAAATGCTTGCGAATCAGAGCTATTAGCAGCTGAAGCATGATCTGGTATAACTTGAATTACGTCACCAACATCCCAACCTTCTCCACCATGTAATAATACAACTTCTATATTATAACTACACCTGTAGTTCTGTCCACCCGGACCGTTGCTGCTAGCACTATAGTTAGGGCTAACACCTTGCTGACCGAGGGCTGTAACACGAAATGTTAAATTAGTTTTACCTGATGTAATTGTACTGCCCGAACTGTTTTGTACAAAACTTATATTTTCTGATGCACCATAACTGCCTTTAGCTGTAACAGCATATACCTCTGTACCTATACCGGGACAGTGTCCAGATCCATCACCTTCATCAAAACTATGATTAGTAATCTTAACTTTAGTTGCTCGCTTTACAGTAGTGAGGCTAGAAGTAGCAGAGCTATCGTATATATTAATACCGTATTGACGTCCATTTTCTGTTCGTAGTAGTTCGACCATAGCACAGTGAGCTTCTGGTCTATCATCTGTAGTTCCTGTTGTACCTATGGCAGTATTAGGATTAGTAGTATCACGACTGCTAACAAAGGTAGTGTCGTTGATAGTAAGGAACTGTAAATTTTCTGGTTCACTTGTTGCGAGATAGTTTTGTATAGCTGTTTGACCACCTGTACCATAGGCTGTAGTCATCAGCTGTCCGTCACTACAACGCCAGACTCTGACTTGTCCGTCAGCTGCGACTTGACCTATATAAGATCCTTCTGTCTCATCACGAAAGTAATGAAACCAAGAACCACCACTCTGTACATTAGAGAGAGGTGCAGTTCCTATACGTTTCGAACCCGGTCTTTTATATAGTCCAAGTGTAATATCAGGTATTGCATTTACAATATCTCTAACTTGCCCTTGGAATTTTAAGTGATCTGGTTGTTCTGAAATGCCCGAGACAAAGCTAGGGATAGTTTGTGTAATGCCTGCCATTATCTTCTAATGTTTCTCCATGGTTGATAAGTAGTGTATGCTGTATCATCTTCAAATCCAAACATACTATGATTACCCTGATTGCACTCATACTCCATAAGAGCAGCACGTGATAAAGATTCTTGCTGTCCTAATAATTGTACAAGTTGTGGGTTAGCTACAAGCTGTGTAGCTGCCATACGTGAGGCTCTGTAAGTTATATATCTTTTAAATACAGGAGGTAGATCTTCATAGTTATATAATCTAATCACATCCAACTCGATTGAGTCAGCCATGTCAGTAAAGACATCAGTATGCTTGATCTTATCATATAAGAACCCACCACGTCTAACAAAATTATAATGTCTTCTACTCCAGTTATCTGGTAAATCTATCTTAACTATGTCATTTGATATAGCAATTTTGTTTGTAGTAGAGTCTTTGTTAAATGTTACATGACGTTCTCTGTTGAAGTGCCAGCCTTCCGCCTGTGTGTCAACATTTGCATCACGTAGTAGATTATATATAAATTGTATTTCTGGGTTAGCGTTAGCTATAGCTCCAGTGGTGGGATCTTTTAATTGTGTTATTGGTGCTTGTCCGATAGCTCCCAGTATTGAGTTAACTGCGGATAGTTCGGTATCGGTGTCAATAGTTGTGGTAGCCATAAGAAAAAAGGGAGCCGAAGCTCCCGTATAAAATATAAATTATGAGAAAGCAGAAGGCTTAGTTGCTGTACCAGCGAATAATTCGATAGCAGCAGCAGGGTTAAGTGCGTCAGCTCCCATTGCTAGGCGACCTAGGATTACGTCACCTTGGTAAACCACGGATATGTCTCCGCTTGTTACCTGTACTTGTGGTCCGATTGCTTCAACAACACCAGCGGCTTCCTTCTGGAAGATAAGTCCACATGAGTTCTCGAAGTCAGAGTTACCATTACCGTAAGAGTTAACAGTCTTAGTAGCTGATGTACCAGCTGTCTCGTCTTCCATAACAACTTCTGTGAAGCTGCCTGTGTTTCCGGGATCTGTTACTCCGGGGTTTGTTGCAGAACCTGTACCGTACTTAGTACCAAATCTACCAAAGAACGGAATGTTCATTGACTTGAAGATTTTGATTCCAGCAATTTCGATGATGCCATTACCTGACTGTAATGCGTCACCTTGCTCGTCTCTGTTGATAAGACCGTTAGAACCAACAGCTTGTATTAGTTCGTAGTATTGTCTTGGGTTCAACACAGCAACTCTTCCGTCGCCAGAAACTCCTTTCTCGTCTAATGCAGCTGCTGCATCGTAGAAAGCGTTTACTAGAGCTGAAGAGCTATAAGCGTCAGATGCGTTTGTAGTTGTACCTACACGGATCTGTGTTCCACCGGGCTCAACGAAGTTAGTCTTAGTGATAGGACTAGCTTGTCTAGCTGCCTTGGTGATTGATCTGAAGATCTTTCTGTCATACTTCTCTGCTAATGCGTAGCCGATTTTCTTAGAGATCTCTCCTCTTAGATCGTAGTGTGCTAGTGTTTCATCTAGCTCATAAACGAACGCAGAACTAATTAATAGGTCGTCGCAAGTTATGGTTTTTTCAGCTACTGGAGGTGCACCGTCACCATTACCTAGTATGCTGTTGCCGGGTGTATGATACTCGGCTGTGGTTCTACCGGTGAAAATGAACTGAAGACTCTTACCGTTTTGAAGAGTTCTTTTCATTACAAGGTCTCTAGCGATTGTGTTACGCTGAAATCCTTTGAACATTTCCCCGGAGAACAACTTTAAATATAGTGCTCTGGCGTCGCCTGCACTATTCGATTGACCCGGACGTGTTAGACTCGTGGTCAATGTGCTATTCTGTTGTGCCATTGATATGGGTTATTGGGTTTATATTGCTTAGTACTAATTTTTCTCGAGATTTTTGTAGGTCTATCCCTACCGTCTAGACGGCATAAGGTATCTCCGTAGAGGCTTGTGCCAAGGGCAGGGGAGTCCGACTCTGAGGTGCTCCCCGTGCTGTTATTACTTCACAAATTTTGTGTAAGCAACGCCACGATATACGAAAGTAACTTTCATTGTGTCATCTCCATATACCTAAGCCCCGTTCCATGCTTAGGAGTCATGCGTCCCGTAAGGGATGAACGGACGTGGACTTACCCTATAGCTGGTGCTGTAAGGGCTACGTTTGTTGACTCAGTTGATGCTAAGTCAAGTGGAAAGTTGTGTGCGTTACGCTCGTGCATAACTTCAAAGCCAAGGTTGGCTCTGTTTAATACATCAGCCCATGTTGGTATGATCTTGCCGTTAACATCAACGACGGACTGGTTAAAGTTAAAGCCATTAAGGTTGAAAGCCATGGTGCAGATGCCCATTGAGGTGAGCCATATGCCAACCACGGGCCAAGTAGCCAAAAAGAAATGTAAGCTACGAGAATTATTAAAAGAGGCATATTGGAAAATAAGTCTACCAAAGTAGCCATGTGCAGCTACAATGTTATATGTTTCCTCGTCTTGACCAAACTT